GCGTCTGGTCGGCGAAGCGCACCTCGATCCGGCCCGTGAGCGCCGCCATGCCGGGATCGGCACCGTCGATGCGGCCATCGGCGCGGATGGTCTCGATCCGGTCGAGCCCGTTGGCATAGGTGATCTCGGCCGAGACGACGTTGCCGAGCGCGGTGCCGTTGCGGGTGATCTGTCCGTTGAAATGCCCGAAGCGCTTGAGCGCCAGATCAGTCGGCGTGCCAGCCGCGCTGCTCGTGCCCACCGTCTCGCCCTGCGCCACCAGCCGTGCCGTGGCGGTGAGCAGCCCCGAGCGCGCCATCTGCCAGGTCAGCTGGTCGAGAACGCAGCCGGAATACATCGCAAAGCGCGGCACCTCGGGCATGGCCGTCTCGATCGACATCGAGGGCAGCGTCCAGGACCCCGAGCGGAACTCGTGGCTGTAAGGCGCCTCCGCACCGGTGGTCACAGGCTGACCGAAGGCCGCCTTCAGCCAGAACCCGAAGGCCTCGGCGTCGAGCGGCACCACCACGTCGCCGTCCGCCGTCACCGCGTCCTTGATCGGCGCGAGCGGGTCGCGGCCGTAGCCGAGAAGCTCGGAGCTGAGCAGCGGCTGCTCCGCCCCGAGCGAGGTACTGGCGAAGGGCATCCGGGTGAAGCCACCGACCGGCGGCGTGCCATAGACGGTCTCGAACGCGAGCGCCATCTGGGCGCGGGCGCCTTGTGCGCGTGCCATGGTGTCCTCCTCGGGTTGTCGGGATCAGCCGAGAGCGTCGGCCGTCGTGTAGTGAAGGACGACCGGGATGATCGCGGCCTTCAGGCTGGCCGCGCCCTCTACAGCCAAGTCCACGGGGCGCGGCGCTTCCGCCTCCACCCAGTCGCAGAGCCCGCCCAGCGTGCAGTCGGCGGCGAGCGCCGCGCCGATGCTGGCGGTCAGCATGTCGAAGGCGGCGTCACGGTCGGCGCCCTGCACCACTGCCTCGATCTCGGCGCGGTGCTGGTAGTGGTAGGCGAGCGGCGACAGCGTCACGGCTGGCTCGCCCGGCTCGCCGTCGCGCAGGATCATGAGGCCGGCGCGAGGGATGCGTTCGGGCAGGACCTCGCCGCGCAGCACGGGGGCGGGCTGGGTCTGCAGGAGGGCCTGGAGTGCGGTGAGGATGGTTTCGCGCGGGGTGGGCATGGTCACTCACCCGTAGGCGGGCCATGCGAGACCCCGATGCCGTCCGAACTGCGGTGCGCGTCGCGGTGCAGCGCGTCGGGCTGGGCCGGCAGTACCTGGACCTTGGCGCGAGCGTGGCAGGCGCCTGGGAGGCGTGACAATTCAGTTTCTGGCGAATCTGGTGTATACTTCATCAATTGATCCAGGTCCGTTGCAGGTGAACGCATGGCTGATACCGGCCTCGACACTGCACCTCTCGGTGATTCGGAAAAGCGAATGCAGCGGCTCATTCGTGATGCCCTTCCGCGGTTTCTTTCCGACAACGTACTCAGTCGCCACGGCGCCTTCGGGCTGGGCATCGGTCGCAAGCGTGCCGGCGGCCCGGTGGCCCTTCGTTTCTATGTTTCCTGCAAGCTTCCCGAAGAGCGGATGCCCCCGTCCCGGCGCATCCCCCGGACCGTTCGGATCGAGGATGAGACCGGCGCGCCCCTCGAGGTGCCGACTGATGTCGTCGAGCGCGGGATGCCCTCGGTGGCCATGCCCGATCCCGAGGATACGCTCCGCCCGGTGCCCGGAGCCGCCAGCATCTCGATCCCCGGGTCTGGCGGAAACGGCACACTCGGAGCCTGGGTGCTGGACAAGACCGACGAAACGGTTGTGGCCCTGACCAACCGCCATGTCTCGGGCGGGCTGGCCGGCGCGCCGGTGATCCAGCCCGGAAGCAACGACGGCGGCAGCCTGCCCGCCGACCGGATCGGCTTCGTCAAGCGCACGGTCCCCTTCATCCCCCTCCCGCCGAACCCGACGCTGGCCGATTGCAACCTGGTCGACGCCGCCATCATCGGCGCGGACGATCCCGAGCTGATCGATCTGACGGTGATCGACCTCGGGCCCGCGATCTATCAGATCGGCACGGCGGCGATCGGAGACAGCGTGCAGAAGACCGGGCAGACGACGGGCTACACGACCGGAATCGTCGTCGACGAGGACTTCAACTTCTCTCTCTCGGTGCCGATCTCGCCGGGGAACTTCCAGACGCTTGGCTTCTGCGATTGCTACATCATTGACGACGCCCCGGGAACGCCGCCTCCAGGCTTCATCTCCGGCGGGGATTCCGGGTCGGTCCTGTTCGGTTTCGCGAGCGAGGCCGATGCGGTCATCCACCCGGCGGTCGGCCTGATCTTCGGGCAGACCGGGGGTGGCGGCGGGTATGGGTGCAAGATCCAGCATGTCTTTAATGCGCTCGACCTCGATGTGCTCTGTGCCTCGGGCTACCCCGCCTATCTCGAAGGTCTGGCGGAAGCCGCGCCGGAGCCCGGCCTCGGCGCCGGTACCCGCTTCACCGGCACTGAGCGCCGGACCCGCGCGGCGACACGCGTGACCGCGGGCCTTGCCCGTGACGTCGAGCGGCGGCTGATGGAAGGCGATGCCGGCCGCAAGGTCGTGGCGCTGGTCCGCCGCCACCGCCACCCGATCCTCGCGCGGCTGATCCGGCAGGGCGATTTCCGTCGCGCGGTGACCGCGGCACTCGCGCCGGTCCTGAGGAGCGCATGCACCTCCGACGATGTGCTTGGCCATGTGCTCGACGTCGCGGACCTTGAGCGGATCGACCGGGTCCGCGCCATCCTCAAGCGTGAGGGTCTGCAGGACCTCGCCGACGAGATCGGAGCGATGGCCAGGGCAGTGAGGCCATCCGTGGGCAGGCCACTGCGGGATATCCTCGGGGTCGGAAGCGGCTGAGATCTGGGTCCGAGAAGGCTGTATCGCGCTGTGGGTGAGAACACCGGCTGACTTATGGAGTTTCCTTCTTCTGCCAAGGTCGCACCGATCAGCGCCTCCACTGGGTCGTGTGCGCTCGCCGTCCTGCGCAACACCCAACTCGACAGCCTCGATCGCGAACCGACGCTGGCAATGGTAGGGTCGCGCCGGGTCGGTTGACCCCGCACATGATTGTTGACTGGCCAGTCTGAAAGAGTTAACATAATCGTAATTCGACAAGAGATTTGAATCGAGCAGGCCCAACCGCAGTTTTCTGCAAATGTCGGAGGGTCCCATGCGTATGATCGTTGCGATGTTCGTTCTGCTTGGCGCACTTGTTGCGACGAGCCCAGCCGAGGCGCAGAGCGCTCCCTGCAACCCTTCTACGCAGACTTGCCTCTAGACTGGCGTTCCTGGCCGGTTGAACAAAGTCTGCGCAGCTTGAGGGCCAATGACAATGGCATTGGAGTCCTTGCTGTTTCTCGCTATCGGCCTCGCGATACTGATCTACGAGGCACATAGGCAGTTCAACGAACCCTCATATCCCCGCCCGACTGGCGAAGAGGATGAGGTTCTCTATGCGCTCTCACCTTCGGAAATTCGCAGCCGTTCGGCGTATGTCTCGGCGGAACTTGTCTACATCGCCGCCATCGTCGCGCTCTACCTCCTCTTTTTGTATAGCGAGGCTGTTCAGCGAGTCGCGGAATACCTGATCCACTTCGTCGGCAAACCGCCAGTGGCCGGGGGCGAGGCGCCACCCCCGGTCCCCGGGGTCGAGACGACCGACGCGACCGGCGTCCTGGCCGGGACCGGCCTGCATGCCGAGCCCGGCACTATTGAGCGCGCCGCCGCACCCTTTGTGGTCGCGGTCACGCTCGTCGCGGCCCTGCGCCTGCCGCTCGTGAACCGGCTGGAGGCCATGCTGCGCGGGTTCGCGCACCGTCTCTTTGGCATCCCGCGCATCCCAGACCGGCTTCGCCGCAAGATTGCCGACACGCCGGTCGATCTCGCTGCCCTGGAGCACGAACTCGGTGACGAGCACCGCGCCATGCGCTACGGCCCGCGTGTCGCGCGCATTCTCGCTGCGGCAGAAGCGGCACAGCCCCAGAATCTCGACCTCGCCGAGTTCCGCCGCGATCTGGAGAAGATCGCGGCGTTCCAGATCTGGGTACGTGACCTGCGGCTCTGGCCATCGGCCGAGTTCCGGTCGGATTTCACCCTGTTCCGCACCATGTACGACCCGCTCGCCGGCGAGATCGGGATGCTCCTGAAGGACCTCGAGCTTCTCGCGAACCCTTCGCTCGACCGACCGGCCGAGAGCGGACCCGCCGGCGACGAGGATCGAGAGGTAGCCACCGGGCGCGAGAACATGCGACGCGAACTGTGGGACTTGAAGCTGCGCCAGAGCGCCCGTCTCGCACGCAGAGCTTCGGCGATGATGGCGCTCTTCGACCAGCACTCGACCTGGCCCGAGGAGGACCGCCCGGGCGCGGTTGCCTTGCGGCGCTTCCTTGCCGCGGCCCGTTCCGCCGACGATGCACGTACATTCCAGACCAATCTCGCGATCTTGCTCGTCATCGTCACGATGCTGGCGAACGCGATCGCGGGCTATGTTTACGCCGGTCGGCTCGAGCAACTCGCGATCGACTTCGGCCTCGCAATGCAACACGGACCCTACAACGCGCAGTTCGACCAGCTGCGCACCGCCGGGCTCTTCGCCTTCAGCGCACTCCTGGTCTACGGTCTTTCGATCTGGGTAGCGCTCGACTACCGCAGTCGGTTGAAGCGCAACGGGCGGTGGCCGAGCTTCTTCGGTAGCAAGGGTCGAATCCCACCGCTCACGCAGATCGCGCCAGTCTGCGCGCTCGCCTTCCTCGCGGTTCTCGCGGCCCATTTCATCTATGCCTACGGCCAGTCCGTGGGCTGGGACTTCGTCAGGCCTGCCTCGGGGGACGCAACAGCGGAGGCGCTCTGGTGGGACAACGTCCGGCGACAGTTCCAGCTGAGCCTGATCTTCGCCCTTGTCGGCGGAGTGCACGGAGCCGCTGTCGCCGTGATGATGGACCTGGAGCAGCGGCAATTCGAAAGCCCCGTCTGGATCGCCACTATCCTCGTCTACGTGGTCATCATGGCAGGCCTCGGATTCGTGGTGGGACACTTCCTCGGCTCGACAGCCTTTCTTGGCGAGCCCTCGACGCCGGCCGTCGCGGAGATGCGGCCAGTCGCGCAACACATGCGCGAGATCCTCTACGCCTTCGATCTCGCTCTGATCGCCGCGCTGACGGGCCTCGCCATCACCTCGTTGATCCGGCCGCGACCCGCGCCTAGGGCCGTCGAGGCGCGTATCGCAGCGGAGCCGCGGCCGTGACCCGGCACGGCCTTGCGCTCTGGCTCGCCGTCGCGTTCGCGCTCGTCGACCCCGCGCGCGCCGGCCCGACGGGTGCGGTCGTGGTAGGCTTCCGGGCCGATGCACCGCCTTTCTCTGTGGCCGAGGGGCCGGGCTTCACCGGCTATCTTGCCGCGCTGTGCGAGGAAGGCGTGGCGAGGGCTGGCTACGCCGTCGCCGAGCGCCGGGCACTGACGGCCCTCGATCGGCTTGACGCTGAAGCGGGTGGGGGTACGGCAGTCGATCTTGTCTGCGACCCAACGACGCTCACCCAGGAGCGCGCCCGGCGCTTCGATTTCTCGCCGATTGTCTTCATCGCAAACTCGACGTTCCTGGTGCGCCAACGGCTGCATTTCTTGACCGAGGCTGAAGTCGACATTGCCGGCGACTGTCGGAACCGCCGCGCCGCAGAGCCGGGACGCGCGCTCGTTGCGGTCGGCATGGTTGGCAACACGACTTCGCAGGCCACTTTCGACCTTGCGCTCGCCAGTGGCGCCCTCACCGAGACACCCGAGTTCGGCTTCTGCGTCGTCGCCTTCTCGAGCCACGCCGAGGGGCTGGCCGAGGCCTGCAAGGGTTTCGTAAGTGTCTATTTCGGCGATCTCGACATCCTGCGGGCGCTGCTCGCGGACCGGGAGGAATGCGCTGCCGTTCCGCACCGCAGTTTCCTTGCATATGAGCCCTATGCGCTCGCCATCACGTCGGCCGACCCGCATTTCCGCCGGTCCTTTGTCGCAGCCGTCCTTGGCATGTTCGCCGACGGGCGGGCGTGGGAGATCTATAGCGACGCTTTCGGCGCCAGCCCCATGTCACCCTCTCTCGAGATGCTCTTCCGAATCAACGCTGTGCCACTTGGCGCACGAGACTGAAACCGAGCGATCAACACCCATCGGGTTGGCCCAGCGGAAGAAAGCCCGACCTTATGCTGTCGATCGGACGATCTCGGAATCAGGCCCAAGGACTTGATAGGGTCCGTTGTGGCCTTTGCTGATATTTATGCGCGGAGGCTCCCCATTGAATGCGAGTAGCCTCGCCAGATCCGGACCTTCCATGGCCGCTGGTCATCGCCAGTCCACCGGTTTTCCGGAAACGGCCCCGGTACCGGCATGAGGTCTGGTTCCGTGACAGACCCCCGTGTGATCCTCCGCAGCAAACCGATCAGGTGTCACTCGTTCCCGAGCGTTTCCGAACTGGCGCGAGGCCCCGAAGCGGAAATCACCGGCCCACATCCGACTTCTCGCCCCGCGCGACGATCTGCAGTCTGCCGTCCGGCAGGGGCCGCTGAAGCGCGAGCGCATCCCTCAATGGTGCCGTCAGCCACTGCTCGGCCTCCCCTGCCGTCGTCAGGATCACCGGCATCGCCCTGGGATGGATCTTCGCCACCTCGGCGTTCGGCTCGGTCGTCAGGAACGCGAAGAGATCGTTTGTGGTCTCGCCCTCCTTCAGCTTCCGGACGGAGGTCCAGCGGGTCCAGATGCCGGCGAAGAAGGCGAGCGGCCGGCTCTCGTCGAGCGCGAACCAGACCGGCGGGCGGGATCCGTCGGGCAGCACCTCGTTCTCCGAGAAGCTGGTGAGTGGCACGACGCAGCGGTTCTCGACACCGAGCCATCGCCGCCAGTGCGGCGAGGCGGCATTGCGGACATTGGTTACGCCCGGGTCGGTCTTGCGGCCCTTGAGGGCAAACTGCGGCGAGGGCATGCCCCAGCGGGCCATGACCAGCTCGCGGCCATCGGCCGCGTTTCGCACGATCGGTGCCTGATAGTCGGGAAAGATGCCGGGAAGCGGCGGCAGGTTTCCGACGCGGTCGTGCGGCGGGTTCTCGGAGAAGAACTGCCGGACGGCATCCTGCGGGCGCGTCATGCTGTAGAGGTTGCACATCGGGCGAGCGTGACCGAGGCGCTGCAGCCTGTAAAGCGGCTCGCGATCGCTTGGCGACTCAGAGATGTTCTTCTAAAGTTCCGCCATGCCCCTCGTGCGCGTCGTCCTCGGTCCCCGCTACGCCCTCCGTCTCGAGATGGTTCAGGCGAGCGATGCCATCGATGCGACCTGCATGGTCTGCCGCAGGTCGTGGCTCATCGCGCCATACCGCCTGCACGAGCGGTTTCAGGCGCACGAGCGCATGATCGAGATCGGCCGTCGCATGCGATGCACGCAGTGCGGCAGCGGTCATGCGATGGTGTGGCATGTCCTTCGCGCCTCACCGCCGGGATGACACGCGGCGGCAACGTGCTGCAACGCGCTCAGAATCCCGCATGCTCCTCCACCCAGTTCGTCACGATCAACCCGGGCACGGCGTCATGCGCCCTCTCGGCATCCCGCACGAGATCCAGCCGCTTCGCCAGCTTGATCCGCGGCACGAGCAGGAAGATCGCCGCGGTGACCTTGCCGCGTCCGGTCTTCGAGCGGGACGCCACCGCGCGGCCCCTGGTGTTCAGCCGCCCCTCCGCCACGAGCAGGCTCGGCCCCGTCCGCCGATAGACGAAGCGCAGCCGCAACCCGGTGCGGCGTTCCCATTCGCGGGGGGTGATCCGGCCGCCGCGCAGGGACTTGCCGGCCGCGGGCGTCGGGATTGCCAGCCAGAACCCGAACTTCGAGCGGATCAGCGGGCCGGTGTCATGCGCGCCCACGATGACCGGGGCCTTCGACCAGACGACTGCCGCCGCGTTGAGGCTCGGCGTGGCCTTCGGGAACCGCTCCGACCGGATCGAGCGCGCAAGCCGCGACCCGAGCCCCGCGCCGGTGATCTGACCGCGCCACCCGGCCTGGAGCCCGGTCCCGGCCTCACGGATCGCGGCGGTGACCGCGCGCTCGCCAGCCGCGATCTCGGCCGCCATCATCGCGACGAGGTCGGGATCGATGTCGAGCCTGAGCTTCATCCGGGCCTCAGATCGAGTGTCCAGACCAGCCGCTCGCGGTCGCGGAGCGGCTCGCCCTGCACGACGAAGGTCTCGCCGGCGATCTCGACCCGGTCGCCGGGCCGCGGGCCAGGGACCTCGCCGACCCGGACATCGACGCGGGTCGTCTCCGACCACAGCCGCGCGTCGCCAAAGCCGGTGACCTCGTCCGCGCGCCGGGCGATGATCCGGATGGGGATCGGCGCACTATCCGCCGGCGCATAGACCGCCGCCCGGCCGAGGTTCGGGTCGGCGAAGAGCCGGTCGACGATGGCGGCGAAGGCGCTCATCGGCTCACGCGTCGTCAGAAGCTCGCGTTGAGCCGGACCCTGCCGATCGTCTCCTCCGCACCGGCGCCGACGGCGAGCACCGCGACGCCGATCAGGGTGTTGCCCGAGGCGACGGTGGTCGCGCGTTTCGCGGTGTTGTCCCAGTAGACCTTCGCGCCCGCTGTCCAGGCCTGGCTCGCGGCCTTGGCGATCTCGACGACGCCGGTGAGCTGGGTCTCGACCTCGGCGCCGGCGAGCGCGTCGTGGGTGGCGATGCCGAAGAGCGCGCCCACGAGCATTCCGTCGCCCGAGGCGACGTCGGCGGGAGCGGCGAGCGTGAGCACATGGCCGGGCTGGATGAAGGTCTTCATGATCGGTGGTCCTCTCGGGGCACGGGGAAGTGGCGGGGCCCGGAAGGACCGGGCCCCGCGTCAGGATGCGTCGGCCTGCGCGGCTCAGACCGGCACGACGCCGGGGTTGCGGTAGAGCCCGCGCCAGTCGATCGCCTTGGCGCCGAAGTCGAGGCGCGCGCGGATCTCGACGCCGTCGACGTCGAAGCCCATGCGGGTCTCGAGCGCCACGCCCTCCTGGCCCTCGAGATAGGCGTATTCGATCGTGTCGATCGCCGCGGGACTGGCCACGAGATACCAGGGCACCGCGCCCGAGGGCGGGTCGAGCCGCGGCTCGGCGATGACCGCGAGGCTGCGCAGCGAGCCCGGCACGACGTCGCTGGCCGTCGCCGGCACGATGCTCTGGGAGAGGAGCTGCTCGGCGGCGAGCTCGAGCGAGGTCGGCACCACGAGATACGCCGGGCGGATGTTGATCAGCGCCTTGCCGTCGAGACCGCGCTGGTGGGACATGGCGGTGCGGGCCTTGGCGAGCCCGGCCACGTCGAGCGCGACCCCGCTGCCGGCGAGGTTCTTGTGGCTCGCATGAAAGAGCGGATTGCCGTCGGCCATCGCCGGGTTCGCGGTGAAGATGCCCCAGACCACGTCGCTCTCGAGTGTCGCGGCCGCGGTGCCGA